AACTCTGGTACTTCTATTTGGAACTCGTCATGCACGTTAGCGACTAGCTTGTGTGGTATGTTGTATGTCGATAAACGATCATCTAGTAACACCAGCGCCTGTTTCATTACAACAGCGCCAGCGCCTTGTAACAATGTGTTTAGTGCTGCGTGTTCACTTCTTACACGTAAGCGTCTGCCGTCTAGTGAGGGCAGTGTACCGCTACTGGCGAACTTCGCTACACGCTTTTTAAGACTGTCTAGTGCTGGTGTGTTGCGTAGGAAAGAGTTAATTAGCTTCTCACCTTCTTTGTAACCACCACCAACTATCTGACCTATCTTAGCTGCACCAGCGCCATACAAGAAAGCATATATAAACGTCTTTGCTTGGTTTCGGTCAGTAAGTCCTGCTGCTTTCATGTTAGCTGTGTGAATGTCACCGCTTAGTATCTCGTTGGTGTAGTTCTCATCACGCATGTAGTGTGCAAGCATACGTAGCTCTAGACCACTAGCATCAATACCAACTAGCTTGTGGTGATCGGGAACAGTCCAGAACGATCTACACTCCTTACCATACGGTGCAGACACTGACGGTATTTGAGCCATGTTAGGGCTGTGGTGCGTCATACGGCCTGTTACAGCACCGTTAGTGATAACTCTGCCGTGTACCCTACCGTCCTTCTCAAATGACAACCAGGAGTCTATCTGCGCTGTTCTCTTCTGTAGCATTAGATACTCGTATATCATCTTAGCTTCTGGTATGTCGATACCTTCCAGCACTTTCTCGTTAACAATGATAGCGCCTTTCTCTGTCTTCTGTTTAAACTTAACACCTACGCTTTGTAGCCTCTCAGCTATCTGTTTACGCGAGCCTACGTTAAACTCTGTCACCTTGTCCTTGAGGCGCTTCCCTGTCTTCTCGCTCCAACGTTCCTCCACTATTGGTGGAAACACCTTCTGTAGTTCTTGTGTTATCTGGTTCATCTTGTGTGTTAACTCTACCCAGAGAGAGCTGGCTTGTTCTACGTTGAGAGCGAAGCCGTTGCGCTCCTGCTGAGCCGTAATGATGTACACCTTCTCTTCTAAATCTACGCATTGATCACTGAATCCTTCGTCTTTAAGTTGTTTGTTTAAATGTTTATAGAGCCTAGTGGTGAGTGCTACGTCTTGTCTGCAATACTTCACCATCTCATCGGACAGACCACCATCGTAGTCGTCAAAGTCTATCTTATGATCTCCAAAGCGTTTGCCCCACGAGTCTAAACTGTGTCCACCTTCTAGTGACGGATTCCACAGCCTGCTACGTGCTAGTGTGTCTTTGAGTTTGCTAGGGTCTATAGTCAATCCCCACTGCTTCTCCAGCACTGGTGCGTCAAAGCCTATGATGTTGTGACCAATAACGCCAATCGAGTCACGCAATACAGGTTCTAGTGTCTCAGCACTGTAGTGTTCCAGCATCTCGCCAGTGTCTACGTCCTGAGTTACTGCCACCCATATAATGTCGTGCTTAGTGTTGGTTTCTATATCTAGTGTAATCAACATAATACTGACTCGCTTTGCTTTCTTTGTTGCTGTGTCTTTCGTAGGGGTTAGTGTGTCTTATATCAGCTTTACGCTGCTGTAGGTCAGCTACCCAGCTTCCAATCTTGCTCATATTCTTGACTCTCCACAATGTTGTCTGATTCTGATCGCAGGTCTTCTCTGTCAATCGTGTTAATGTCGTTGTCGGTATAAAAGTAGCAATCATTGCACATATCTAAATAATCGCCACTCTGTGCTGACTTTCTAGTAGATTCAAAATCCGTTAATGCCTTGTTACACGCTACACATCTCATCACAGTGCTTCCTCTTTGATTTCGTTCATTCTACCAGTGTCCTGATGGAATAGCAACCCACCAGCCTTGCCTGTAGTGCCACAGAAGCGATTCTTTAGTACTCTCACATAGGTGGTGTTACGCTCTGTAGGATCGTCAGCCTGGCCATTACGTTCTAGTCCTATCACCATATCTGATAGCTGTGCGATGGATGCAGAGCCTCTTAGCTGCGACAGTGAACTAGCTGCGCCTTCCTCATGGCCCTTGCCGTCTGGACGCTTTAGGTGACTAACCATAAACAATGTGATACCAGTCTCTTGCACTAACATACGTAGCTTTGTGCATATCTCATCCAGCGCCTTACGTTCATCGCCATTGCTTTGAGCAGATACAACAATACTAACGTGGTCAAGAAACACATACTTCGTGTCTAACGCTTTAGCCATGTAGCGACAGCGGGCGACAATGTTATCAACACTGGTGCTACCGAAGTGGTCAAACAGGAACATTCTCTGAGTGCCCATAGTGTTTTCAAATGCTTCCCAGCGTTCGTCTTCAGTGCTTTCTGTGTCTGGCAGGTGCAGTGGTTTATTAGCCGCTAGTGACATAAGAGACAGTGCAGTCTTTCTGGCGTTCTCTTCTAGGAACAATAAGCCTATGTTCTGATCAGAGTTATTGAGTATATGCCACACTATCTCACGAACAAACTGTGACTTACCTAGTCCTGAACCTGCTGTGATTGTTATCAACTCTGCTTCTCTAATGCCGTAGGTTAGCTTGTTAAGGCTGTCCCACGGATACATCACTGCTGACTTCTCTAGAGGCTTGTTAACCTCTTCCCAGAGTGCTGCGCCGTTGATGATACCGTCTGGTACAAACTTCTCTGCTGCCCAGAATGCTGCTGTAAAGTCTTTGATGTTGTTATCCATCAAATAGTCATTAGCATCTTTATAGTCTGAGGGATGCTTCATTATAGATGACTTACCACCAAACAACTCTGCAACCTCTTTAGCTGCTTTCTGTCCTACATCGTCACTATCAAAACATATGACAATAGCGTCAAAGCTGTCTAGGAACTCGTAGGCTGCTTTACAGTCCTTCAAGGCTGCGCTAGCGCCATTACGTACACTAACACAAGGGTACTTACTACCTTGCATCTGATAGCCTGCGGCAGCGTCATACTCGCCTTCAAAGACAGTGACATACCTGCCACCACCATTGAACAGGTTTTGACCAAACAGCGTAGCATCTTTCCAGTCACCCACGGTAGAGAACTGCTTATCTGGTAGCCTAACCTTTGCAGCTACGGGGATTGTGTCGCTCTCTGCACCGTAATAACTGAAGTAGGTTTTCTCTGGTGTGTCTAATATGCCATAGGTTTTGCAGGTGGACGTTGTAAGCCCTCTAGCGGGTATAGCAGAATAACGCCCAGTAGTGAGTAGATTCTCCACAGCATTAAAGCTAGGTTTTGCTTTAGGCTCGTAACTCTTTGGCACTTCAATACTAAACTCTGCATCGTCTGTTCTGGTGTATTCACGACAGGAATGGCAATAGGTGCTGTTCTCGTTAACCTGTAGCGCATCTGAACTGCCACAATCAGGGCATGGTTGGTGCGTTAATAAACTCATTGTTCAATTTCCTCATATACTCTGCCATAGCTGATTAGAAGGAAGGGTAAGTGCAGTAACACGCCTTCAAAGGGCAGAGCAAAGACTCTATCAGTCTCTACGTTATAAACCCATACTGCTCTACTGTCGGCAATCTCAAGGAATATGCCGCATCCGTTTACTATCTCTACTGATAATGTTCTGTTAAATATTCTCATTTTCTTTCACCTTTGTTAAAAATCATATCGTATTCTGTGGACTCTGCTATAAAGCGCATTACCTCATTGGCACTGACTCTATAGAACTTTGCAGCTTCTTGCAAGCTAAACACGCCCCTAGCTATATCTGCTGACGCTTTCATCACCGCTTGTACCTCTGGCGATAGTTCACCGCCATTTGTCATATACTCTTTAAACATTCTATATTCTCCTTTTTAACCATTCAGCAGAGAGTTTGTCGCTGTTTGTCTCCAATATAGGCCAGACAATAGGCTTCTCAGCCTGGCGCAGCTCTCTATCTCCAAAGCTATCTTTATAGCCCATTCTATTATGCAATGTACTCAGTGCTATTTTAGTAATCAAATGCAATTCTTTAATGGAATAACGTGCATTTGGCACTAATTTAACATGATTACTATTATTAGTATACATTTTTATCTTATTCGACATTGTTTTATCACCTTTTTTATGATAATTTAGACTTTATAGTTCTTTAGCGCACTTTAGCGCCCTTTCTTATAACCATTAATTGTTATCTTTCTTACTCTCTAAAGCATCTTTAGAGTCTCTATAGTGTTTATTTAAGTAAAACTCCATTTCACCGTGCAGCGCCTCTATGAGATCAATATCATCTTCATCTGGTAAGAAGTCTCGCTTTTGTTTGCAATAGTCCCAGTTAACCATAATATCCCTTAGCAACATGTCACAGTCTTGAATGACTCTATTACGGGAAACAGGTTGTTCATTCTCTGTTCCGTCTGGCTCTTTATCCCATTGATCAGTTACTCTACATGGCATTATCATTGTCATCTACCTCCAATCCGTTAATGTATCCTGCTACTGCTTTTCTAAATTTAACATTATCTCTTAAACTGTCTAAGAAAATATCGTGTAGGGCGTTACCGTTTATTTCGACATAATAGGCATGTGTTGAAAAACTCAAGCTATCTGCATATGTACGCTCTAATTTAATATCTGTTCTCAGCTCTTTAATATCCTGAGCCTTAATAGTTATACATGTATCTTCAGAATGAGGCCTAGTACCCCAGATTTTAATAGCCATTGTTATCTCTCTCTATTGTTGTTTGAAATACCATCTTACAGATTGTCAACATGGAATGCAAACATTTTTCTCTGCGATCCTTATAGAGACTATAGCGTCTCTTATATCACCACCGTTATATCAACCAATAGCCATAGAACCTCCAGGATAGCCGTCTAAGCGCGTTACCGTTTATTTCGACATAATAGGCATGTGTTGAAAAACTCAAGCTATCTGCATATGTACGCTCTAATTTAAT